ACGAAGAGAATCACGACCTTGCACTCGGTTACATCGCCAACGCTATCGGCGTTAATGAAAAGGCTGAGGAAGAAGCGAAGCGTCTTCGGGACGCCTGGATTGCTCATCCAGATCACACGCTCCTCAAGGCACTTGTTGCCGAGCGTGCAATTTTCTTCGTGCTCCTCCCATTCTTCAGATTTAACGGTGATGCTGGTCTCCGAACAGTAAGTGCTGACATTAGTCGTGATGAACAAGTCCATGTTGCAACGAATAGCTTGGTATGTACTGAGCTTGGTCTCAATTGGAGTCCTTCTCTCGATAAGCTCCGGTTGGCCACCATCAACTGGGTACTTCAGCCCCTAGGTAGAAATACTACCAATAAATATTTGGACAAAAAATTTTGGCTGGATTCCAGTGACTCTTTGATGTATCAAGGAAAAGCTCCAGAACTTTCTGACACACGTCGGGCACGTATGCCTGCCTTCTTTGAACATGCAAACCCCAACCTCCCACAATACGCTTAGTCTATTAGATGTACGTGGCATGACTGCTAATGCCATGCTTACTCGATTAGATGAAACGTTTCCACCCACCAATCCTACACCTGAAATGACAATGGAACAAATCATGTACCGATCTGGTCAGCGCAGTGTCGTTGAGTGGGTCATGAATTATATGGAGGAGAACGATGGCTAAGAAAAAAGCTAAAAAGCTAATCAAAAAAGCAGGACCTACCATCTCCAAAAAGGAGATGAATAAGATTGTCAAAGCTGCTGGTAGTACAGAGAAAGCACTTAATAAGATTTCTTCTGTACAACAAGCAGCTAAACAATCTGATAAGCCTGCACCTTCTATCAATGCTGGTGCGGCTAACATGCTAATCAGGCAAGCTCAATCTACCCCAGCTGGTGTTTATCAACTTGGTAGTAGTAAGATTGCTCAGGCAATACGGGGTATGGCAGGCACACCTGCTGGTCAACGGAACCCTCAATCTGGTTATCCAACTTATGCTGCTCAACCTGGCTCTGGCCTAATGATCGGTGGTACTGTACTTAAACCTGGTGGTGGTATTGCTGTCAAGAACCCAGCAGCACCTAAGGTGACACCTGAAGTTAAAACTAGGATCATCTCAGATAGTGGTGGGTTTCCTGGTGGTAGAAAAGTAGATGCTGCTAACCCTAACCAAGAGTTACTTGATAAAATCTCTACTCTTGAGACTGGCTTAAGTGAGCAAAGCACTTACTTCCAAGATCTGATGAATCAGTCTCAAATGGCTGCTCAGCAACAGATGGCTGAGATGAGCAATATGTTCAATCAGCAGATGATTGATGCCCAGGGTATGTATGACATGCAGATCCAACAAGCTAATGCTCAAGCGTTGGCTGATCAAGAAGCTGCTCGTGCATTTATGATCAACCAAGGTCGTGGTGTAATGCCTGCTAACCTACAGATTGGTGCTACCTATGGCACACCTCAACTTGCTGGTACCCAAGGATTTAAACGTCAAGATCGTCGTCCTACCTTGACTCCTGCTCAAACTGCTACTGCTTTCACTGCTCCTACTTTGGCAGCAACAGCAGCCGCTAATCCAATGATGACAACACAACCCACTGTACTTAACGTCTAATGTCTGCTAAATCACGTTATGACAGACTCTCTTCAGACCGTTCACAGTTTCTAAACACTGCTAGACAATCAGCAGATCTAACTCTACCTTACCTCATTCGAGAGGATGAAGTTTATACTAAGGGTTCTATCAAACTAACAACTCCGTGGCAAAGCGTTGGTTCTAAAGGGGTAGTCACTCTGGCATCTAAATTGATGCTAGCTCTACTGCCTCCTCAAACCAGTTTCTTTAAGCTACAAGTTAATGATATTAACCTTGGTCAAGAACTAGGACCAGAGATTAGATCCGAGCTTGACTTGTCGTTTGCTAAAGTAGAACGTACAATCATGGAATCTATTGCAGCTTCCGGTGATCGTGTCGTTGTACACCAAGCACTAAAGCATCTTGTTGTAGCTGGTAATGCTCTTATCTTTATGGGTAAGGATGGGCTTAAGCTTTATCCTTTGAACCGATATGTAGTAGATAGAGATGGTAACGGTAATGTTATTGAAATAGTAACAAAGGAGACAGTCTCGAAAAAATTACTAAAAAATTATTTCCCAGACTACAAAGAACCTGAACCGAATGATTCCATGGATGATTCTACATCCTATGGTGATGAGGTTGATGTCTATACACATTGTACTCTTGATAACAATCGTTGGATGTGGCATCAAGAGGTTAACGACAAACGCCTACAAGGTTCTGAAGGTAAAGCACCAAAGGATTCTAGCCCTTGGCTGGTCCTTAGGTTCAACCATGTAGATGGTGAAGTGTACGGACGGGGACGAGTTGAAGAATTCATCGGTGATCTCAAGTCACTTGAAGCACTGTCACAAGCCCTTGTTGAGGGGAGCGCAGCCGCTGCTAAGGTAGTGTTTACTGTCTCACCCTCCAGCACCACCAAGCCCCAGACGCTTGCCAAGGCAGGCAACGGAGCCATCATTCAGGGTCGCCCTGATGACATTGGTGTTGTTCAGGTTGGTAAGACAGCTGACTTCCAAACCGCTTACCAAATGATTGGTACTCTTTCTCAACGATTGAGTGATGCTTTTCTTGTCCTTACTGTTAGGAACAGTGAACGCACTACAGCGGAAGAAGTCCGAATGACTCAACTTGAACTCGAACAACAACTCGGCGGACTATTCTCCTTGTTGACTGTTGAGTTCTTGGTACCGTATTTAAACCGCAAGCTGAGTATTGCACAGAAGACTGGTGAGATCCCACGTCTTCCTAAAGGTGACATTGTTAAACCTACTATTGTTGCAGGTATCAATGCCCTTGGTCGTGGACAAGATCGTGAAAGTCTCAACCAATTCCTTGCTACCATTGCACAAACAATGGGTCCTGAAGCCATTCAAACTTACATCAATCCTGAAGAAGTCATCAAACGATTGGCTGCTTCACAAGGTATTGAAGTGTTGAATTTGGTACGTAGTATGCAAGAAGTTCAGCAAGAACAGCAAGCTGCTATGCAACAACAACAACAAATGGCTATGACAGAACAAGCTGGTCAGTTTGCACAAGTCGAACAACGACGTGAGCAAATGACTGGTGAGATGATGCAACAAGCTCAGCAACAACCACCACAAATTTAACCACCACGTATGAGCGAAACACTTACTTACAACGAAACATCAGCTGATCAATCTGAACTGAATGCTGATGAGATGGATTCACTGGCTGTTGCTGAAGCAGCTGAAGGTGAAGGCCAAGAAATGCTTGCTGGTAAATTCAAGGATGCTAAATCACTTGAGCAAGCTTACATCGAACTTCAAAAGAAACTAGGAGAATCACGTGATGAAGTACAACAAGCCGATGAGTCCGATGAAGGGGACGAAGGGGACGAAGAAGAGTCCGAAGAAGTAGAAGAAGAAGACACTGAGCAGCGACTCACTCAAGAGCAAGCTGATAAGTTGTTCGAGATGGTAGGTGGTAAGAAAGCCTATCAAGCTATGATCGAATGGGCAGGTCAAAGTCTTTCCCAAGGTGAGATCGATATGTATGATCGAGTCATGGGTAAAGGTGATCCTAGTGCCATCTTCTTTGCTGTGCAAGCATTGTCTGGACGCTTCAATGATGCTGTTGGTAAGGATGGTAAACTCCTTACTGGACGTGGCTCTAATTCAGAAGAGAGTTCTTTCCGTAGCCAAGCTGAGCTTGTTAAAGCGATGAGTGATCCACGCTACGATAAAGATCCTGCATATCGTCAAGATGTTATGCGTAAACTTGATAACTCTGACCTTGCTTTCTGATGACTGAAAACATCTTCGCTAAAGAACCCACCATGTACACTGACAAAGACTACACCGTTCCTCACAATGAGCGAGCAGAACTTCTCAATGGTCGCCTAGCTATGCTTGGCGTTATTGCAGCTATCGGCGCTTATGTTGTTACTGGTCAATTGATTCCTGGAGTATTCTAATGGCTTGTGGTAAGAAAGGCTACAAAGGTGGGGGCAAGAAAAAGTAATGGCTAAGCCTGGACTCTACGCTAACATCCACGCCAAGCGAGAACGTATCGCTAAAGGTAGTGGAGAGAAGATGCGTAAACCTGGCACTAGTGGTGCCCCTACTGCAGCTCAATTTAAGAAAGCTGCTAAGACTGCAAAGAAGAAGTAAGCAATATTAAAGTCCTTCGCTTTATTATTATGATTCCTGTTCTAACTACTTTATCGGTGATCGCTAGTTGGTATGGTCCTGGCTTCCATGGTAACCTTACTGCTAGCGGTGAACGATATAATCAACACGCCCTTACTACAGCGCACAAGACACTACCATTTGGAACACGCCTTCGTGTATGTTTCAAACGGTGTGCCGTTGTTCGGGTAACAGATCGTGGTCCTTTCATTCCTGGAAGGAATCTAGATCTCAGTAAAGGTGCGGCTGATGCAATCGGTCTCACTGGTTCTGGAGTTGGACAAGTCAAAGTAACTCGTCTTAACTAACTTCAATTATGACTGCTACACTCGCAGCACCACAGTCCCGAGTTAATCCTTGGGACTCTTTTTGTAACTGGGTCACTTCGACCAACAACCGTCTTTATCTCGGCTGGTTTGGAGTCTTGATGATTCCTTGTCTCCTTGCAGCCACCATTTGTTTTATCGTTGCATTTGTTGCAGCTCCTCCGGTTGACATTGATGGCATCCGAGAGCCTGTTGCAGGCAGTCTTCTTTATGGAAACAACATCATATCGGGAGCCGTCGTTCCGAGCAGCAATGCCATCGGACTACACTTCTACCCAATTTGGGAAGCTAGTTCACTTGATGAATGGCTCTACAACGGGGGACCGTTCCAACTTGTGGTCTTCCACTTCCTCATTGGCGTCTATGCTTACATGGGACGCGAGTGGGAACTTAGCTATCGACTAGGGATGCGCCCTTGGATTTGTGTCGCATACTCTGCTCCGGTTGCAGCGGCGTCCGCTGTTTTCCTCGTCTATCCTTTTGGTCAAGGTTCGTTCTCCGATGCTATGCCTCTGGGTATTTCGGGAACCTTTAACTACATGCTGGTATTCCAAGCCGAACATAACATTCTCATGCACCCATTTCATATGCTTGGGGTCGCTGGAGTATTCGGTGGGTCGCTATTCAGTGCTATGCACGGCTCGCTTGTTACGTCCTCGCTTGTGCGTGAGACTACTGAAACAGAGAGTCAGAACTATGGCTACAAGTTTGGTCAAGAAGAGGAGACGTATAACATCGTCGCTGCTCACGGGTACTTCGGGCGTCTCATTTTCCAATACGCAAGTTTTAATAATAGTAGGAGTCTTCACTTCTTCCTTGCTGCTTGGCCAGTGGTGGGTATTTGGTTCGCTGCTCTTGGCGTATCTACTATGGCGTTTAACCTGAATGGGTTTAACTTCAATCAATCCCTTCTCTCGTCTGAAGGACAAGTCATTAACACTTGGGCAGACATTCTGAACCGAGCTGGTCTCGGCTTTGAAGTAATGCACGAGCGTAATGCTCACAACTTCCCTCTTGATTTGGCTGCTGCTGATACCACTCCTGTGGCATTGGTAGCTCCTACTATTGGTTAAGTAACGTCGTCCGTTCATTCCTTCGGGAACGCATGACACCTACTCATGGAACGGGGGGTAGGTACTTCGGTCCTTTACAATGACTCAAGTCGAATTGGATGCCCGTGTACGGGAGCAGCAAGCTCATCAGAAAGAGCTGAAGCTGAAGTATCGCGGCGTTGCTTACACACCTAAAACTAAATAATTCAACGGAGCAGGGCACCTCAGAGTCGGACCCTGTTCCTATTGGCGTTGGCCCTTACGAGGACAACCTTCGCCGTCTAGACGGACTGGAGAGACAGTCAAAAATAACTCAAAAAATTTTCCAAACGTTTGGGAGCAAGTTCTTATTACTTAACTCCTTTTAAAAATGGCTTTTCAATCTTCTGTGAACCCCGCACAACTTACTGTTCCGGGTTCAGATAATTTCGGCGCTGATCGCCGTGCCCTATATCTCAAGCTGTTTAGCGGTGAGATGTTCAAGGGTTTCCAGAACAACACAATCGCTCGTGATCTGATCATGAAGCGTACCCTGAAGAACGGCAAATCCCTGCAGTTCATCTTCACGGGTCGTACTAAGTCTGAGTTCCACACTCCTGGCAACAGCATCCTGGGTGATAGCAACGGTGCACCTCCGGTGGCCGAGAAGACTATCACTTGTGATGACCTGCTGATTAGCTCTGCTTTTGTCTATGAGCTTGATGAAGTTCTTGCTCACTACGATTTGCGCTCGGAGATCTCACGTAAGATCGGCTATGCTTTGGCTGAAAAGTATGACCGCCTTGCTTTCCGTGCTATCACTCGTGGTGCACGTAAGGCTTCTCCTATCACCGCTACCAACTATGTTGAGCCCGGTGGTACTCAGATTCGTGTAGGTTCTACTGCTAACGATTCTGATGCTTATGTGGCTGCTAACCTGGTAGCTGCATTCTATGATGCTGCTGCTGCTCTTGATGAGAAGGGTGTGTCTAGCGATGGCCGTGTGGCTGTGCTTAACCCCCGTCAATACTATGAGCTGATTCAAGCTGTGGGTTCCAACGGTCTTGTGAATCGTGACGTTCAAGGTACTGCTCTGCAGTCCGGTAACGGAATCATCGAGATTGCTGGTATCAAGATCTACAAGTCCATGAACATTCCGTTCCTGGGTAAGTATGGTACTGCTTACGGCGGCACCACTGGTGTGACTGCTCCTGGTAACACTGGTGACTTCGTGGCTGAAGCTCTGGAGAATGCTTCTGATGCTTCTACTGGTATCAACAACGATTACGGTACTGCTGCTGAAGTGGGTGCCAAGTCCTGCGGTCTTATCTTCCAAAAGGAAGCCGCTGGTATGGTGGAAGCTATTGGTCCTCAGGTGCAAGTCACCAGCGGCGATGTGTCTGTCATCTATCAAGGTGATGTGATGCTGGGTCGTCTGGCTTGTGGTTGTGACTATCTGAACCCTGCAGCTTCTGTTGAGCTGTACGTGGGTGCTACTGCTCCTTCTACTTTCTGATCACTTCTATGTGTCTATTGGGGGTCTCTTCGGAGGCTCCCTTTTTTTTAATTCTTTTATTGAGAACAATTCTCATTATCAACTATGCCTTACCCTACTACTGGCTCGGACACTGAGCTACAAGCTGTTAATCAGATCCTGGCGTCAGTTGGTCAGGCTCCTGTCACTACTTTAACGACTGAACAAACTCTTGTCCTTAGAGAAGTTGATCGTTTTACTGGTTCTATTTCTGGTACTACACTTACTACAACTACTGCTAACATCCCAGTTGGTACGTATCTTGGTGGTGTAGATCTTGTTGATGGTACATCTATTGCTACTGAAGGTGTAGAAGTAACACCTGCTACTGATCCAGTAACTTATGAGTACACTGTAAACATTTCACAAACTTTACCTGAAAGTACTCTTACCCGTTCAACTGTTGCAAGTCAAGTTGAAACTCAAACCAACCCGGACGTTGCGATTGCACTCAACACCCTACGTGAAGTATCACGTGAAGTACAGGCAGAGGGGTGGACATTCAATAAAGAATTTAATTTCCCATTAACACCTAACAGTAATAACGAAATACTTATTCCTAACAATGCACTTCAAGTTGATTTAAATCAAGAAGCTGTTATTAATATGAATAGGGATGCTGTAAATCGTGGTGGTAAACTTTATGATCGTACAGCACATTCATATATTTGGGAAGACGAAACAGTTTATGTAGATATTACTTGGTACTTGGATTGGGAGAATGTCCCTACACCTATCCAAGCTTTTATTACAGCACGTGCTGCATCTATTGTATCCAGTCGTATTATTGGAGACGGTAATCAATACCAAATGCTACAACAAAAGGAAGCATTTGCTCGGTCTATGGCACTTGAGTATGAGTGCAATCAAGGTGACTATACTTTCTTTGGACACCCCCAAGGTGAGAACTACTACAGAAGCTATCAACCTTATCATACACTGTATCGCTAATGCCTGCTGTAACACAACTAACACCAAACTTTCTTGGTGGTGTCTCTCAACAAAATGATGACAAGAAACTAAACGGTCAACTTACTGAGTGTATTAACGGTTATCCTGATCCTACCTACGGTCTTCTTAAAAGAACTGGGATGAGGTTTACCAATACACTAAAGAAAGCTGACGGTAGTACATTTACTAAAACTGAACTAGAAGGTGCTGCTTGGTTCTTTATTGAACGAGATGCTGCTGGGTCTTACATTGGTGCTATTAAAGGTAGCAACGTTTATGTATGGACTGCTGCTAATGGTACCTGGTGTACAGTAACTAACACTGGTTCTAGTTACCTCACTGGTACTAGTCAGAATGATTACCACTTCCGTAGTGTACAAGATACCACAGTCATCACTAATAAAAAGGTAGTGACTGCTATGCAAGCTCCAGGTACTTTTGTACCCAACACTGTAGCTACTGTAGTGTTGACTAACTTGGTATCTACATTTGAATACACTGTTACTATTCAAGGTATAGCGTTCTCTGTAGAAGCACAGAACAACAGCACGTTTGATGATATGCTGTTGTTTGATGCTGGTCATATCAACACTAGCCACGATCTAGTTGATGCCATTAGGGCTGGTATTCTAGCCCAACAAGCTGCTGCTAATCCTGACTTTGCAGGTGTGTGGTATCTTGAAGGGTATACAAACAGCCTTGTTATCAAGCGTTCAACTGGTACTAATGCTGTTGTCACTGATTACTCTGCTGTAACTGGTACACCTACTAGCTTTACTATTGAAGCAAAAGGTGGTCTTAATAATGACTCCCTTTATGTCTTTGAAGATGAAGCACAGAACATCACCCGTCTACCTGTTGAATCATTCCATGATCATAACGTAAAGATCCTCAATAGTGCTGCTGCTGAGGATGACTACTACGTTAAGTTCGTAGCTTACAATGGTGTTAAAGGTAGGGGTTATTGGAAGGAGACAAGAGCACGTGATGCTTCAGCTGGTCTTAATGCTTCTACAATGCCTCACCAGCTTATTGCTACTAGTGATACTACCTTTGATTTTAAACCTCTTGTATGGACTGAACGACAATCAGGGGATGACCTAACAAGTCCACAACCATCCTTTATTGGTTATCCTATTACCTGTACTTTCTTTTACAGTAATAGGTTTGGAGCATTGTCTCAAGATAATATCTTCCTTGGTACTGCTAACGATCCATTTAACTTCTTTGTTAAAACAGCTCTTACACAAACAGCTTCAGATCCTATTGATTTGAATGTTGCTAGTATTCGACCTGTTACATTGTCTGAGGTATTACCATCACCACAAGGTTTGGTTGTCTTTAGTGAACGTCAACAGTTCCAAGTATTTACTACTGATGGTAGTGTGTTGACACCAACTTCTACTATTGTACGATCTATCTCTAGCTATGAGATGGACACTAACATTGCACCTGTTGATGTTGGTACTACGTCTGCTTTTGTTAGTCAGGTATCTGGGTACAGTAAACTATTCACTCTTCAATTGAGGGATGTTGAACAGAACCCTACTGTAGTAGATATCAGTAAAGTAGTACTTGAATGGATCCCTGAGACCATTAGTGATCTTACTGTTAGCCCACAAAACTCTGTTATTGTACTAGTAAATAGGGAATCTCAATTCCTGTATCTATTTAGGTACTATAATAACGGTGAACGGGATGTCTTCCAAGCGTGGACTAAATGGCAACTACCTGGTACTATCCAAGCTGCCAGGATCCTTAATGACTCTATTGTGATTGTCTCTCAACATCAGAATGAATATTCTATTGGTTCTATCACCCTTGATGAGATACCCACAGGAGACGTTGTAGCAAGCTCTAACAGCTCTGAGGGTAATCCGTGCCTAGACATGTTTACACGACCCGTACAGCCTGCTGTGGGTGTCGATGCAGTGGTGTATGATGCTACAAACGGTGTTACTAAGATCTACGTACCGTACACACCATTCCAAGGACGAGAGGCAGCAATGCTTCTTGCTAAACCATTAGCTGATCTTGGTAATCCACAAGCTCTTCGTTCAGCTGATGCTGGTTATTGGGCAGTAGCTACTGAACGTACAGAGATTGGAACTGGTTATCGTTACTTTGAAGTAAAAGGTGATTTCACTAGTTATGCTGATGGTATCATTGTAGGTTATAATTATGATCTAGAGGTAACACTACCTAAGTTTTACTTTAGACGTGATCAAAACACTATTGATTTTACAGCTACACTAACTATCTCTAGAGTTAAGTTCTCTGTAGGTAGGACTGGTGCAGTTACATTTAAGTTACGTTCTACTGGTTCTAATGAATGGGTAGACATACAACACGTAGCTGAAGCTGATTACTACACCGCTGATAGTAATCCAGTTAAACCTGAATACCGTTTCATTGTACCAATCCACCAACGTAATACAAACTTTGAACTAAAAGTGACAAGTAATTTCCCGTACCCTGTGTCGTTAGTATCGATGATGTGGGAAGGTAACTATTCACCACGATTCTATAGGAGGACTTAATTATGCCATTACTTACAGGAACATCTGCTGTTATGGCAGGTATCAGCGCTGGGTCTAGTATTCTTGGTGGTATCTTTGGTGCATCTGAGGCTGACCGACAAAATCAAGAAGCTCAAGATCGATACGAAGCACAGGTAAAGCAACAAGAGAAGATTGCTAAAAAGCAAACTAAATACAACGATAAAGTTTTTGAAGCTGATAAAGAGAATTACAAAGCTCAACGTAATTATCAATATGATATTGCCGTACAAGATTGGCAACGTCAAAACGAGATTCAAGACTTTCAGTATCTACAGTCTCTACGGCAATACCAACGTGATCTTCAGATCCGTGATCAACAGCTTGACTTTAATGACCTAGCTGCTAAACAAGCCTTCTCTAATGAAAGCGCAGCACTGGCTGGTCTTTTTACCCAACAGATGTTTGACCGTCAAGATCAAATGATGGGTCTTCAAAAGACGCTAGCTGAGAACGTGTTGAACCGTAGGACGACACAACTTGAGATGCAAAGTGTTGCCAATAAAGGTATCTTTGGTAGTGCAACTATTCAAGAGAATCTTAAAGAGTTCACCAAAAAGACTGACTTTGAAAAAGAAAGTGCTTTAATTGAGAACGCTAAAGCACAAGGTCAAGTTGGTCTTATGCAAGCTGGTGGTTCACGTCGTAAAGCAGTTCAAACTACGATGGGAGATTTCTATCGTGGTATGTCACGGATGGCTTCTGAATTACAAGGTCGTCAACGTCAAGCAGCTTTACAACTAGCAGAACTTGGTCTTGAAACTTCTTTGCTTGAGAAGAAACTAGGTATTCAAATGGAGAGCATTGATAACGCAGCATTGAGTGCTATCTCTGATGCTCAATTCAACCTACGTGTACTTGATGCTGACATTGCTAGTGCTGTTTCTCAGTCTGAACGTAACATGCAAGCTATTAGTCTGCAAAAGTACGGTGCTGATTTAAATGCTTCTGCACAGGTAATGATCAGACCAGAACGGTTGTCTTATGCACCCAAGCCTACTAAAGCTCCTAAGCGTATCTTTATTAAGCCTATGAAAGTTCTGCCTGGTGCTGTTGCTCAACCTGTTCAACAAAGTGTTTGGGGTCCGTTGGTTAGCGGTGTTTCTAGTGCGCTTGGTAGTGTCGCTCAAGCGTCAAACATAGCTTACGCTAGGAATAATCCAAAGACAGCTTCTACACTTTTTTGACTTTAATTAACTATGGCACGTCTAAAGCATAACCCTACAAGACCTGATTCAGGATTTAGTCCTATTCAACTTGGTAGGGGTGAAATCTCTCGGATGAGAGAAGAGACGAACCGAGTCGTCCAAAACATGGAGAAGAATAGGCTTGCCCAACTTGAGCAAGGCAAAGCTAATCTCCAAGCTTTACGAGATAATGCTGACTACACACGTAGGGCAGAAGAACGTAACTTCCAAATTCAACAACAAAACCTTCAAGCAGATCTTGTTCAAAGTCAACTTGATGCTAGAACTGCTCAAAGTCAAGCAGATGTAAACACACAAGCTGCTAAACAAATCTTTGGTAGTCTTGTTGGTTTTAGCAAAACAGCTGCTGAACTAGCAAATGAAAGGGCAGTTCTAGATGAAAAAAGAGAGATTGAAAGTGGTACTCTTTCTGCTCTTTTAAACCCAAATTATGCTAATGAGACTTGGTTTAAAAACCTAGAAACTGAGCAATTGATTGCAACTGAACAGTGGGAAGGTGCTGTAAACATCCAAGAAGCTCAAGGTGGTGATACCCTAGCCACTGCTCAAGCAAGATTTGGTAACCCTGGTGTAACTTACTTTGCCGGTAAAGGTCAAGCTACTGTAGCTTTGTCTACTCAAACACCAATAATGCTAGATACCATTATCAATTCAGGTGCTCAATTTGAATTGAATGGTGAGATGGTTTCCTTTAGCCAAGCTCCCAGCAACCCAGAAATTATGGGAATTGCTGTAACTCTTAGCATGAGGGAGGTTATCCGTAGAAATGGTTTACAAGGCTTAGAGGATCAGTATCTACTCCCTGGCCTTAAGGCAGCTTATGAGCACGGTCAAGGAAGAGTAGCAAAAGCACGGGAAACCTACATTAAAAACACCTATGCAATGCGAGCTGATCAGCTCAAAAGCATACCTAGGAATAACACCAATGGTATGGCATTGTATGGAGCCACTACATTTAGAGCGTTAGCTACTGATCCTAACATTGGTTATGATGGTGCACATAAGTGGCTTCAAGGTGAAGCTTCTGCTATGAATGCTGATGGTGAGTTTATCCACAAAATGGAGGACATTGGTAACCTTGTTCTTAATCCAAAAAGTGGTAAAACTTTTGAACAAGAATGGCCTAATCGTTATTTAGATGTTCAAGAAGCCCGTACTAAAGCAAGGATTGATCGTGATAAGCTAAATCTTCAGGTTGATGACATCGCTTATAAGCAAGATGTTAAGCGGATCATGGATGGTCTTGCACAAGATCCAACTCAAGCTAATGCTAATGCTGCTGTTCAATACTTTGTTGATAACCATCAAGGTCAAGTACCTTCTGAGCTTTTAAGGTTTGAATCTAGTTATACTGTAGAAGCTAAGCAGAAAGAAGAAGCAATCAAGAAACTAGAAGCTATCCCTCCTGGTCTTGTAACACGTGAAGCTGTTGATGCTGCCTATGCAGTAGACCCTACAGCTGGTGCTAACCTTCAGAAACGTTTACAAGCTCAAGAGGCACGTTATAACGCTGGTATCTACAAAGAGACTGCTGAATCCTTTAAGGCTACTGCTAACGGTGTTACATCCTTTGGTACCAACAAACCTAACACACCCTCTAGTGTCTTCCTACAGGAGCGTATGAAGGCTGTATATCGACAGCGTGTAGATCAAGCTGTAGCAGGTGGTATGGACTTCAACCAAGCTGCTACCACTATTGGTCAAGCATTGGATGCTGAAGTAAAAGCAGGTGCTAGGGATCCTAACAGTCAATGGTATCGTAAAGCTGATTCACCTGGTGGTGCTGCACAATTCCCTAACCTTAATAAAGGTTCTTTACCCGCACTTGAACGTGCTAATCGTCGTTATGAAGAACTAAAGAACTCTATTCGTACTAATGGTCTTCAAGCAACGATTGACACTAAGAACAGTATTATCACTGCTGAGGAAGCTCCTAGTATTGTTCAGAACTACGGTAAGCCTGGATTTAGTATTCCTCAAGATGTACTAGCTGTGTCTGGTATGTCTAATGGTTTGGATCCTATGGTGATTATTAACCGTCAACTTGCTCAACACGGTATTGCTCCGCTTCAACCACCACCGTCTCTTTCTACTGTTAGTCAGACAGTATCACCTGCTTTCCAAAAACTTCTTTATAAGAGTCCTAGTGTTAACCGATCTGCCCGTGCATTAGGTAGCACTAATATGTTTAATCCGACTCTTGTACCTGGTGGCCACGGCCAAGTTGTAATGGAAGTAGCTAGTGAAATTGGACTAGCTCCTGCAATGCTTGCAGCAGTAGTAGAGATTGAAAGTAGTGGTAATGCTGGTGCTATAAGTCCTACAGGCTCTAAAGGTTTAACACAAATCAATCCGGACTACCATCAAGGATTCTTTCAAAATAATGACTGGCGTGATCCACGTGCTAATGCAAGGTATGGTGGTTTGTACTTCAAACAACAACTACAAAAGTACGGTGACCCTGTAGCAGCTGCTATGGCTTACAACGGTGGTCCTCCTTATTACGATGCTTATCTTCGCGGTGAAGTAGCTGATAGCCCTAAGCTTCGTCAAATGCTTGACCACGGTAAGAAGTTTGCAAAGGCTATGTATAAGTACGGTGGAGCTACTGAAGCTCTATCTAATCCTGCATTAATGCGCCAAGGTTCACCATTACAAAGCTCTGCATTGATGCGTACACCGGCTCGTGCTCTTCAATCCTTCTCACCACAAGTATCCTCTATTACATTTGACACAGGTCAACCTGGGATTGATGTATTCTTTGAGGATAAACAGTTCCCAGCTGTATTACCTGGTGTTGTAAAGGATATTAGTTTCCAAGGTGGACAAGGAAGAGGCTATGGTAATTATGTAGTTATTGAATCCTTGGATCCAGAAACTAATCAAACCGTAGATGTACTTTATGCACACTTAGCTTCTAAACCTAACTTACGTCCTGGTCAAACAGTACGGATTGGTCAAATCATTGGACAACAAGGTGGAACTGGTAGGGTAGTAAGTGCTGACGGTACAATTGCTTCTATTGACTTTTTACGTCCTGCACCACGAGGAAGTAAAGATATGACACCTTACGCTAATTATGACTCTTTACGTCGGAGACTTGCAAGTCAATTACGATCTTAATTAATTATGGAATACGATCCTAGCGAGATGTTTAGGGTTGATCCAGGTGAAATGGAACTCAATGAAGAGTTTCAAGCCCAAATGGAACTTGAGCGGCAAGCTGAACAAAATGCTGCTGCTCAAGCTGCCATGGCTCAAACCGGAGCAACTACTCCTACGGGAGGACAACCTGGACAAGCTCAACCCCCGCAACCTGCTACGGCAGAGCAACAGGCTCCTTGGGAGCAAGGTTTTGATATTGGTGATGCCGCAAGGCAAGTAGTAGAAGGAGGTATGACGGTACCTGCAGGTCTTGTTGATTTTGGTGTAGATCTTGTCAACAAAGTCACTGGACAAAACGTACCAAAACCACCTGAATTTCAAACCAAACATTTGCAAGCTCTTCGTGAGATTGCTTCTGTTGTAGCACCAACTATTCTACTTGCTAAGCTTGGTTTACGTGGTGGTGTAGCCGCTAACTCACGAGTTGGGTGGTCAATTGGTGGTAATGCTTTTGTTAAAGGTGTTGGAACACTTGGTGTTGAAACAGCAGCAGGTGTTATTGTTGGTGCTGTTAGCAGTGAATACACTGAAGACAACTTAACAGGTACTATTAAGCAAGCATTCCCTGAACAGTTTGACTTTATCCCTGATTCATTAGCTACACTTAAAGATGATCCACCGGACATCAAACGTAAGAAAAATATCTACGAAGATGTAGGACTTGGTGTCTTTACTAGCTTTGCAGAAGGTGCTGTTAAGTTTGTTGGATCTCTAGCAAACGCTGCTAGTAGTCTCCGTAAATCCAATAAACTTGTTGGTGAAACTGATGAAGCACGTCGATGGTTAAATGAGAACTCTCCTGCTCCTAAATCAGCTAATCCTGAAGAAGCAGTAATTGAGAACTTAATTAAACAAGAAGAAGCATTGGATGAAGTAGGTTACTATAACCTTTCTAATAATCCTAACATGGATGTACCTCTTAAAGGTATCCATGATATGTTTGATCCTACTGAGATTGGTGTACGTACTGTAGATGACTTCGGTGTTGTTGGTGCTGCTATTGATCAAGCTCGTATTGCTAAGAATCTAGACACTGTTGATGGTCGTCTAGGTAACATGCTTTCTGAGCCTGCTTTGAAGTATGCACTTATCAATGGTGATAATGCTCAGGACATTGTACTTGGTCTTGCTGATCAATTGAAGCAAGCAGGTCGTGTGGGTATGGAAGGTCCTAATTGGAAGGTTACTTTTGATGATGTACTTGATGCTAACACTGATCTAGCTGTTCAGTTGTTTGATCCACGGATGAGTAAAGCTGATGCTCGTCAGATCCTTGAACCATTCATTATGCGTACTGATGATGGTAAGGAGGTAATGGTAGAGGAAGGCTTCGCTATGGCCGCTAGAGCGCTCCGTGGGCTCGGTACAGACCTTACTAGTATGGATGTAGCCCGTGCTCAATCATTGCTTGCTGGGTCGCTTTCTGGACGCATCTCTGATGTATCAGAAGGTGCACGCCTAATGAGTGGTACTCCAGCTGTTGAAGCAGCACAAGAGAAAGTAATTGATTTGATGCAATATGTTTCTCAGTTGTCTGGTTCTGCTAAGTACTATAAGAATCGTAAAGCTAACTTGATTCAACTTGTTAGGAATGGTTTCCGTAACATTGAAGGTTATAACCAAGCTACTGTTGAAGGCGCTGGTGAAGTAGCACAAAAGGTATTCCAAGATTCTCAACAATTTGCTTCTACTCTTCGACAGATTGCTGATAATCAACCACGTCTAATGGATGAATTCCTGATGGCTTATGAAATTAGCAATGGTGATATTGATACCATTGTTAAAATGAATAAGTGGATTAGTGGTATGACAACTGATTTGGGTAAAGGTATTATTAACCTTAACCCTGAAGTTGAGAATAAGTTGATTGCTGGTGTGTGGTCTAACATCTTCAATAATATGTTGTCTGCCTTTAAGACGCCTATTGAAGCTCTTGTTGGTAACTTTGGTGGTATTATTGCCCAACCTATTTCACACTTTGCTGGTGCTGCAATGAGTGGTGACATCAAAGCTATTCAACGTGGTTGGATTGCTTACAGTTCTGTTGGTGATACCTTGAAGAAAGCTTTGCCATATGCTGGTGAGCTTTTCATGAAGGCATCAAAAGAACCTAATTCTGTACGATCTACTACTCGTATTGATTTACTTCTTTCACAAGAACGGGAGCTTGAATTCCTTAAGGCATCCGCACTTAGACAAGCACAAGAAGGTAATCACGGTCTTCAATACTTGGTTAACCAAATTGAGATGTTGAATGATCTTGGTAAAGATCCTGTACTTAGGTTTGGTGTTAATGCTATGACAGCAACTGATGGCTTCACTGGTGTATTTAATGCAGCTGCTGAGTCACGGTTCCGTGCTATGGATGAACTTGTAGCTTCTGGTCAACCTATCAGTAAAGAAAGTGTCAAACCTATTGCTGATAAGTACTACGCTGAAATGTTTGGTCCTGATGATCTTCTAAAGGATGAAGCAGTTAAGTACTCTACTAATGAGATGGCACTTAACATTGACAGTAAAGTAGCACAAGGTATGTCTGATCTTATTCGGACTGTACCTGGTTTGCGTCCATTCATGATGTTCCCTACTACTGGTATGAACCTCATTGATATGGGTGGTAAGTACGGACCGTGGATGCCTTTCCAACGTGATGTTAATGAACTAGCTTATGTCAAACTAGAAGATCTCTTTGCTAATGAAGCACGAGTTGATGAACTACTACGTGCACGTAACATTGATGTAGAGAATCTAGATACTATTGCTAAGCAAAACAAACTTGCTGATCTTAAGTACACTACAAGGGGACGTAAAGCTATCGGTGGACTTGCTGTAACAGGAGCTATTGGTCTTGTCTTTAATGATCGCATCACTGGTGACGGTCTTTACGACAAGGAACTACAACGAGCACGTGTTAAGAACTCTAACTGGAAACCTCGTAGTATCAAAGGTTTTGATGGTAAGTGGTATTCCTATGCAGCTCTGGGACCGCTTGCTGATTGGATGGCTTTTGTTGTTAACGTAGCCGATAACTTTGATATGTTAGGTGAAGCGGCAAGTGAACGTATGTTTGAAAAGGCAGCGTTTGTGATTGGTGCATCCGTTACTGATCGTACTGCATTGTCTACTATTAAACCGTTGCTTGATATTGTAAGTGGTAACGAAGGTGCTTTGACTCGTTGGAGTGCTGGTTTCGTTAATAGTCTTGGTCCTCTTGCAAGTCAACGTGCTGAGTGGTCTCGTATCTTCAGTGAAGGTCTACAAGAAGTAGATAATGAGTTCTTTAGTCTTCTTAGTAATCGTAATAGTTACTTGGATCCTTCTAACCGTCATCCTTATATCTACAGTCCTGTGACTGGTGAAAAGGCTAATGGGTACGGTCTCCTTCAACGTGTGTGGAATGCTTACAGTCCTATTAAAATCCACGCTGAACAATCCCCTGAGGAGAAGTTCCTACAGGATATGGAGTTTGATATCAACACTACCTTCCGTACAAAAGATGGTATTAAGTTGGAAGCAGCTGAACGTTCTGAGCTATTCCGTTTGATGGGTACTGGTGGTCATTTTAAAGCTGCTATCCAAGAGATCATGCGTGATGCTGGTGATTGGGAAAGCATCGCTAAACTACGTGATATGCGTAGACAAGGTTTGACATCTGATGATGTATCCATTAAGAGATGGCATGATATTCACTCTAGGTTGTCTGAAGCACGTCGTGCTGCTGAAGAAATTGCCTATTCTGATATGAGTGCTCAAATGTTCGGTCAGATTGAACAACGTCAAGTTGAACAAGATTTGACTGAAGAAGCTAATATTGTTGGTGAAACATTGTCAATTCGTAAGTAACAATTATGTCGTGTGCTGACGTACAAACAATTCAAGCGGGTAACGGAACAAAGATTTTGTTTTCGTTTGACTTCCCGTACATCTTAAAATCTGAGATTAAAGTTTCTTTTTGGAACGCTACAACTAAAGAATGGGACGACAAGGCACAGGATGACCTAACCTATCCTTGGAAGGTAACAGATGCTAACCCTACTATTGTAGAATTCACTGGAACTGCTCCACCTGCTCCTGCAGTTCCTACTGAACCTGGTGAACCTACAGTAGATAATATTCGTATTAGGCGTGTTACTAATATCGATGATATTCGTGCAATCTTTAATCCTGGTTCTGCTATTCGATCTGATGATCTAAACAAGAACTTTGAGCAACTTCGGTATGCTCTTCAAGAAAGTGGTTGCACTGGTATCAGTGATGAGGTATATGATTACCTTCGTAATTACTACTGGGATAAGTTTGATGGTACTATCTACTCTGCTGATACTTGGCGTAGTGATGATGCAACCCTTGCAACTACTGCTGCTTTGGATCAACGTTTTCAAGATGAAGCAACTGAAACTATTGAAAGCACTGAGACTTGGATTAGTGATGACAATAGGGTTCCGACAACCGCAGCAACTGATGCACGGTTTGTTGATGTACTAAATCCTGAAACTATTGGTGGTGTTAAAACTTTTAGTGATAGTCCTGTTGTACCTACCCCTACTGTAGGTACTCAAGCTACTAACAAAAGTTATGTAGATACTTTAGTTAATGATTCTATCGACACTGCTATCACCAATGACATCGGTACTGATGGTACTGGTATCACCGTAACTGATGATGGTGACGGTACCATTACTCTTGGTCTTGGTGCTGGTTCTATTGACTTTGATCGTATCAAAGATGTAGACATCATCACTGAAGCTGAGCAGGATGCTGGATCACCTTCTCCTGCAGATAATAATCTCTTCACTTCACTTGCATCTACTAAGCGGTTTGATACTATTGTATCTGACTCTACTCCTGTTGGTAGTGATTGGGAAGTAGGTAAGACTTGGCTGCAACAGGTTCCTGATAATACTCTGTCTATTTGGAATGGTTCTGGATGGATTGGTGTTGCTTCTGGTGGTACATTCCTCAGTCAACCTACTGTTATCTACGTTGACTCTGTTAACGGTAATGATAGCTTTGATGGTCACCGTATCATCAACCCTAAGAGGACTATCAAGAATGCTGTAGCCTCTGCTAACGCTGGTGATATTGTCTATGTGGTTCCTGGTGTTTATCAGGAAGTACTGCCGATTGATATTACCGTTAGTAACCTTTCTATTGTTGGTCAGTCTATCCGTAGCTGCTTCATTCACCCCACTGCTGCTACTGAAACTGAGACAATGTTCCGGTGTAACAGTGGTACGTACATCACTGGATTCACCTTTGCTGGTTTGAAAGCAACTGGTACACGTGGTGACCACCCAGTAGATGATGATCCGGTATATGGTCTACCTGCTAACCAAGGTTGGGTGGCTGGGTTCTATCCCGGTTGTATCGTTAAGAAGAGTCCATACATCCAGAACTGTACTAACTTTGCAGACTCTGGTATTAATAACAACAGCTTTGATCCTAATAACTTTGCTGGTACTGGTGGTGACCTAACTTCTGGTCCTACTGGTGGTGGTATCTTTGTTGATGGTTCATTGCCTTCAGTATCTAGTCCACTGAGGAGCTTTGTTGTTGATAGCTTCACTCAGATCTGCCTGGATGGTCCTGGCTGTCTGGTGGCTAATAATGGCTATGCACAGCTTGTTAGCTTCTTTGGTACGTTCTGTCATTACCACACTAAGGGACTCAGTGGTGGTCAAGTTAACCTTACCAACAGTACGACTGACTTTGGTCGTTATGGTTTGATTGCTGATGGTAAGAGTACTACTGCCATCTTCACTGCAACAGCTAATGGTGCAGCAACTGCAGGTGACATTACCTTTGCTATTAACCAACCTGTTGATAATTGGTTTGGTTCTGCTACCCGTCCATTGGACAACATGTTGGTACAGATCGGTAGTGACATCTACCCGATCCTGTCTTCTAGTGCTAACGGTCTTGGTTGGAACGTTACTATCAGTAACCCCAATCCAGCTAACCGTTCTGAGAACCTTGGTCTTGATAATAGTCATGCTAACGGTGCTGCTGTAAGTTTCTTCCTTAGGTCTCTTGTTAGTACTTCTGGTCATACATTTGAGTACGCTGGTAGTGGTACTGACTACACAGCACTACCTGAGAATGGTGGTGTTGCTGATGAACTTAGGCAATCTATTAACCTGAATGAAGGTCGTGTTTGGCAGTCTAGTACTGACCAGAACGGTAAGTTTAAGGTTGGTGATACGTTTGAAGTTGATCAAAAGACTGGCTTTGTTACTATTGATCCCCAGTCGTATTCCACTAATCTTGTCTCGGACTTGAGCCCACAACTTGGTGGTGACTTGGATGTACTGGATAAAAGAATCTATAGTTCTAGCGGTAATGTTTATGTCAATGATACGTTAGAGGTTAACCTTGGTTCTTCTGCTAATCCAGCAATCACTTTTAATGGTGACACCAACACCGGCATCTACTCCCCCGGTGCAGATCAAGTAGCCATCTCGACTAATGGCACTGGGCGGTTGTTTGTTGCAAGTGATGGAAAGATTGGCTGCGGAATAACTGCTCCTTCTTACGGTCTTCAACTTATTAACTCGGCCAGCAGCTTTGCGCTGGGCGAAGCCGGCTCGAATGTTCGCCTTTTACTCAATTACGCAGCTCCTA